GTCAAAAAGAGCCCTTAAGCATCGAATGACCGGCACCGCTAATTCAACACGATTGCAGCGCGAAGCTGCACTTCGATTGAACGGCAAACGCAAGCGAAAATTGCCGTGGCAAAAAAAAGGATTGTCGCGTGCTGATCGCGTGATCGCTTTTCTTGAATTTTTACCGATCACCAAAGGCATCTTGATCGGCCGCAAATTCAAGTTGTTGCCGAACCAACGGCAATTCATCGAACGTGTTTATGGTGCCACCGATGTTCGCTTGGCGGTGCATTCCGAACCGCGCGGCAACGGCAAAACCGGCTTGGTTGCCGGCTTGATGTTGTGCCACTTGTTGGGGCCGGAAGCCGAACCGCGCGGCGAGTGTTATTCGGCCGGCGTTGATCGGCAACAGGCGGCGATCATTTTTGAGGAAATGAGCGCGGTGATTGCCGCGGTGGATGAATTGGGCGCCGCGGTTTATATCCGGCGCGGTAGCCAACGGCGCATGATTGAAGTTATCAGCGGGCCGGGCATCGGTTCGCGCTATGAGGCGCTTTCGGCCGACCACAAAGCCGGCCACGGTTTGGCACCGTCATTTTGGGGTTATGACGAATTGGCGCGCACCAACGATCGGCGCTTGCTGGATGCGCTGATCACCGGAAGCGGCAAGCGCAAGCGCACCTTGGGCATTGTGCTTTCAACCCAAGCCGAGGATGACGAACACCCGCTAAGCCAGTTGATCGATGACGGCCTGGCCAGCAATGACCCAAGCGTGGTGGTGGATTTGGTTTGCGCGCCGGCTGAGGCGGACGTGTTCGATGAAGCGGTGATCCGGGCGTGCAATCCGGCGCTTGGCATTTTCCTCGATGCAAAATCGATTTTCAACGAAGCCAAGCAAGCGCGGCGGTTGCCATCGGCGGAAAGCGCGTTCCGCAATTTGCGCTGCAACCAGCGCATCGCCGCGCAAGCCGAATTGCTTTGCACGCCGACCGTTTGGGCGCTTGGCAACGAAGCGGTGGACGAAACCATATTCACCGATGGCCGGCCGGTGTTCGGCGGGCTGGACCTGTCGGCGCGGCTCGATCTGACCGCGTTCGTGCTGGCGGCGGAGGATGACCGCGGCCGGATGCATTTGAAGCCGCTGGCATGGACACCGGAAAAAACCTTGGCGCTACGCACCGCGCGCGATGGCGCGCCGTACGACGTTTGGCACCGCCAGGGTTTCTTGCGCGCCACGCCCGGCTTGGCGATCGATTACGCCTATGTGTTATCGGATATTTTGCAGGCGGTTGAAGGCATGGACCTTGTTTCGATCGCCTACGATAGTTGGAACATTAATGCTTTGCGCCAACACCTCGACAAGCTTGGCGCGGTGTTGCCGTTGGTGCCGTTCGTGCAGGGCTGGAAATCGTTCTCACCTGCGGTGGCGGCGTTCGAAGTGGCGGCCACCGAAAGCCGGATTGTTCACGGTGCGCATCCGGTGTTGCGCTGGTGCATCGCCAACACCACGTTGGTTCATGCGCCCGGCGCGCCGGCACAAAACCGCAAGCCGGAAAAGCGCCGGCTGTACGGCCGAATTGACTTGGCGGTGGCCGCCTTGATGGCGATCGGCGGCTTGAAGGTATCGGGCCAAACGCCAATCGAAACCGCGGCGTTGATCGCCTAGACGGAAAATCCAGCCATGAAATACCACGAACGCGCGGCGCCACCGCCCGGTGGCGATCCGCTGGAATTCGTCATGTCCGATGCATCGGTGGATCGGTGCGGCGATGTGATCGATCAAACCGGATGGGATTTGAAAAACTTTGCGCCCGATCGCAACCCCATTGCGCTGTTCAACCACGAACGCAACGCGGTGATCGGCACCTGGCGCGATGTGCGAATTGAGAACGGCCGCCTTGTCGGCCGGCTCGATCTGGCCGAACGCGACCCGGATACGCCGATCGTCAACATGGTGCGCGCACTGGTGCGGCAAGGCATCTTGCGCGCGGTGTCGGTTGGCTTCCAGCCGAAAAAAATCGAACCGCTAGGCAAGAACGAAAACGGCTACCGGTTCGTGCAAAGCGAATTGCTGGAATGCTCGCTTGTCAGTGTGCCGGCCAACGCCAATGCGTTGGCGATCGCCAAACAATTTCCGCGTGATGTTGTCGCCAAGGTGTTGGGCGTGTCCGCCATCGAACGCCTTGAACGAACAGCCGCGGCCGCCGGCGTGTCAGCCGAAACCCACCGCCAACTAAAGGCGGTTCCGATGACGCTTTCACAAAAGATTACCGCCGCGCAACAGCGGGTCACCGCAATGCGCGATCGGCTTGCCGACTTGTCCAAGAAAGACGAATTGGACGAGGAGGAACAAACTCAATTCGGCGCCTTGCCGGATGAAATCGAAGTCGCGCAAAAGGACGTTGAACGCCTGCAGCGTGCCGAGCGCGCGATCATGCCGCCGATCAACGGCAACGAACCGCCGGCCAAATCCGGCGAAATTCTGCCGCCGGCCAAGCCGCAAGTGTTCGCGGTGCCGAAAAAGCAGATTGAACCGCACGAACACCTGTTCCGCTCGTTGGCGATCTGGACGTCCGCGCAATCGCTTCGCGAACCGATCGAAAAGATTGCGCGCGAATACGATCGCGGCCGGCATCTCAACGATGAAGCCATGAACGTGGTGTTGCGCGCCGCGGTCAACCCGGCGCAAACCACGGTGGCGGGTTGGGCGGCCGAATTGGTGACTTCCGCCAATGTTTCGTTCATGGATCGGCTGTTGGCAAGTTCGATCTATGGCCCACTTTCCAACGCCGGCCAGCGGCTAAGCTTCGGCAACGGCATCAACTCAATCAAAATCCCAACGCGGACCACGACCAGCAAGATAACCGGCGCGTGGGTTGCGGAAGGCGGCGCCAAGCCGGTCAAGAAAGCCAGCCTGTCAACCGTCACGCTGGAACCCTACAAACTGGCGGTAATTTCCACTTTCACGGAGGAAATGGCGCTTTATTCATCGCCGGCAATTGAAGGCATCATCCGGCAAGCGATGACGGACGACACGTCCGAACAGCTTGACACGTTCCTGATCGATGCCACCGCCAAGTCAACCGGCGTGCGGCCGGCCGGGTTGCTCAACGGCGTCACGCCGCTGACCGCAACGGCGAGCGGCACCGCGGCGGAAAAGATGATCGCGGACTTGAAACAGCTTGTGGCCGCGATCCTGGCCGCCGGCGGCGGCCGCAACATCGTGATGCTGATCAACCCGGCACAAGCACTGTCGCTTGGCTTGGTGCAGACCACCACCGGCGATTTCGTGTTTGGCAGCGTGGAAGCGGCGGGCGCCAAGATGAACGCGCGCTTCATCGTCAGTCAAACCGTAACCGCCGGCCGCATCATCGCGATCGATGCCGCCGACTTCGTCACCGCAACCGGCGACACGCCGCGCTTTGCGGTTTCGACCGAGGCGACCATCCACGAAGAGGACACCACGCCGTTGGCGATCGGCACGGTGGGCTCGCCGGCCACGGTTGCGGCGCCGGCGCGTTCGCTGTTCCAGACTGACAGCGTTGCCATCCGCATGTCGCTTTACGTGACTTGGATCATGCGGCGAACCGGGATGGTGCAAACCATTGCATCGGTTGGCTGGTAGAAAACCAAAGCGCAAAGCAAAGCGCCAAGCGCGGCGCCGGCGGCGACGGCCGCCGGCGAAACGTCAGAAACGAGGAAAACCAATGGCCAAGGAAACCAAAGACCACAACGAGCCAACCAGCATCTATTGCACGTTGGGACCATACGCCGGGCAGCGGTTGACGGTATCGCCGGCGGAAGCCAAGCAAGCCATCGCGGACGGTTGGGCGGTTGACCCGGACGCGCCGGTGGCCGACGAACCGCCCAAAGAACCGACACCGGAGGAACGCAACAAGGCGCTGGAAGCGGCGGAAAAGGCGGCCAACAAATTGCGCGGCGAGCCGGAGGACGAAACCCGCGACATGACGCCGGGCGATGAAGGCGGCAAGTACAAAACCCGGAACGTCAAGCGCGGCGAATAGCCGATGGGCGTGTTAGCCAATCTGGCGCGGGCGTTCACATCGCGCCAGAAAATTAACCCGGCCGGCGAGGGCAACTATCACGCCGGCCCGTACCATTTGCGCGATGGCTGGTTGCCGCACGAATGGGGGCAATTCTGGAATTTCTGGCAACTGGACTACGACCCGTTGCCGTATCCGGGTTGTTCGATCGTGGAAGCTTGCGTGTGGGCTTACGTGCGCGCCATCGCGCAATTGCCCGGCTACCACATGCGCGAAAAGGAAACCGGCGGCAGCGAAGTCGTCAATTCATCCGCCTTGTCGCGGGTGTTGCGGGTGCCGAATTCCTACCAGACGCCATCCGACTTTTTGGTGCATGTGATTTCATCGCTGCTCTACAACGGAAATTCGTATTCGCTGGCGGCCAGAAACGATCGCAACGAAATCACCGCTCTACACTGGACCGATCCGCGGCAATGTTCGGTGCGCGAAGCCACCGTGGTTGGCCAATCCACGCGGGAAGTGTTCTACGAAATCACCGAACCGCCGTTGCAGAATTTCGAAATGTTCGGTTCGCGTTCGCTGATCGTGCCGGCCCGCGATGTGCTGCACATCAAACTAAAAACGCCGCGCCATCCGTTGGTTGGCGTGACGTGGTTGCAAGCCTTGGCGCCGGAATTGGCGGCGCGGCTCGCCATCAACAAATCGGCCACCACATTCGCCAACAACATGTCGCGGCCGTCCGGCGTGCTGCAAACCGATCTAGTCTTGACCAAGGCGCAAGTGGATGAAATGCGTGCGCTTTGGAACGAACACGCGCAAGGCATGAACGCTGGCGGCGTGCCGATCCTGACCCGCGGCTTGAAATTCAACCCGGTGTCGGTGTCCAACGTTGACGCCCAAATTGTCGAACAGTTGAAATTGTCCGATCGCGCGGTGGCCGCGGTGTTCGGCGTGCCGCCGATGATCGTTGGCCTAGCCGATGGCGGCACCGTGAAATCCGCCGAAGCGCAAATGCAAGAATGGCTGGCGGCTGGCTTGGGTTGGCTGATCAACCATATCGAAAAATCGTTTGATGCGTTCTTTGCGCTGGACGTGGTGCCGGCCGGCCGGGAGTGGTGCGAACTTGATGTGAAAACCCTGTTGCGCACTAATTTCAAGGAACGCATTGAAGCCGAAGTGCGCGGCGTGCAGGGCGGCATTTTTGCGCCGAACGAAGCGCGCGAATTGGAAGGCTTGCCGCCGGTGCAAGCCGGCGATGAACCGCGGGTGCAACAACAGTTGTTGCCGCTCTCCGCGGTCACCGAACCAAGCAAGCCAACGCCGGCGCCAGCGCCCGCACCGGATGACCGCGAGCGTGAGGAAAGCCGTGCCGTGCTGGCTTATCAATTGCGAAAAGCTGTGAGGCAATATGAACGCGCCGCATGAATTGATCGCCGCGATTGGTGACGTGATCGGGGAGGAACGCGCGGCGCGGCTTGCCGCTGATCATGCCTTGTCGGCGGACGTGGCGCGGCAGCGTGAACGGATTGACGAATACGGCAACGTGATCGGCGTTCGGTTTTTAGAACTTGAACACAAGATGCGCGATCACGTGGCGGCGCTGATCAAGGATATGGATTTGAAGGATGGCGAACCGGGATTGCCCGGCCCGCCCGGCAATGTTGGCCCGCCGGGCGAAAAGGGCGATCCCGGTGAACCGGGCGCGGCGGGGCCAGCGGGTTCACCACTCGCTCCGTGGCGGTTTCGCCGCGCCTATGACCCAAAAGAAACCTACGCGACCAACGATGTGGTGGCGCACGATGGCGGCGCCTGGGCGGCGACAAAAGACAATCCCGGCGAGTTGCCGGGCAGCGATAACGCTTGGATGCAAATCGTCCAACGCGGCAAGCCGGGCCGGCAGGGCGATCGGGGCGAACGCGGCGAGCGGGGGCCGGCCGGCCCGGCGGGCATCGGCATTGCCGACATGACGGTTGAACACGGCCACTTGATTGTTGAGTTCACCAGCGGCGAAATCAAAACGTTTGAATTCGTCACCGAAGCGGCGGCGGCATGACTTGGAAGCCGGCGCGTCATTTGGTGGTGTCGGAAAACATCGATGCCTTGCCGGATGCGCTGTTGGTGCTGGCTAAGCAGCATATGCGGGTTGACCACAATGCCGAGGATGAAGCGGTGCGCTACGCGGTGCAACGCGCGATCGGAAATTTTCAGGCGGTCAACGAAGTGTGTTTAAACCCTACGGTGATTGAGTGGTTGCCGTTGTCATCGGAATTTATCGATGGCGCGGCCAACATTCCGGTGCGGCCGGTGCAAAGCTTGACCGCAACCGGCGGCGAGCCGCCGGCCGATGTGGCGGCCAACTATTCCGTGGCGATGAAGTGGGACAGTATCCACGGCGTTCCGTTGCAAGTGTTGGTTGGCGCCCACGTCATCAACTTGGCATTGACGTTGACGTGTGGCGCGCAAATGCCGCCACCGCCCGATACCGCGGCGGCGCGGTTGCCGCCCGATGTGCTTGACGTGGTGTTGCGCCACGCCGCTCATCTTTTTGAACACAGGGAGATACTCATACCCGGCCGCGAATACGTGGCACCGGATTTGAAGGTAAATGCAACGTGGTGGACGCCGCGCGCATGAAAACCGTTTACCTGACCCGCGATTATGACTACCGGCCGCACCGCAAGATCACCGTGCGGTTCAAAGCCGGCGTTACCTACTTGCATGTGATCGATGCCGCGGCGCTGGCGATCCAGCGCGCCGATGCCGGCGATATCGTATATCCGGCGCACGTTGAATTGTTGACCGGGCAAGCGCCGGTTGATGCCGCGCACGTCTGGAAGCCGCGGCCGTTTCAACGATGACCGCCGGCGATCTGCGTTACCGCGTGAAATTTTCGCAGCGCGATGATGTTGAGGATGAATATGGCAATGTTTCCACCGGTTGGCTGGATCGCTTCACGGTGTGGGGCAACATCACGCCGCGGCTTGGCGGCGAAACCATCGAAGCCGCGCGCTTGGCCGGCCGCCAACCGGTGGTGATCCGGGTGCGCCGATCGCCCGACACCGCGCAAATCCGCACCGATTGGAAGGTAACCAACATGATGGATGGCACGGAATACAACATTCGCACCGCGGTTGATCCGTACCAAGGCACGGTGGAGCGCGGCAAGTTTATGGACATGCTGGCGGAAGCCGGCGTGGCGGTTTGATCCATGCCGATCACCGTAGCTACCGTGACCATCCCGGCCGGCCAATCGCTTTCCGATGCGGCTGACATATCAAGCGGTACGCTGTTACGGTTTCGGATGCCGGCGGACTGGACGCCGGCCAATGTCAGTTTCCAACTGGCGCCGTCCGACACGCCGGCCGAATTCCGCGATATTTGGACGGTGGCCGGCGAATTGTTGGTGCCGATGTATCCCGATCGCGTGGTGTTGGTTGATGGCAGCGGCGCAAGCTTGCGCGAAGGCTTCCTGAAAATCCGATCCGGCGCGGCCGACTATCCGATCAACCAAGCGGCCGATCGCGCGTTTCAGTTGGTGATCTTCCGCTAATGGCCACCAACCAATCGGTTAGCAAATTCCAACGGGTGTTGGCGGCATTGCCGGAAGTCACGCGGGCGCAAGTCCGTGCCGAAATTTTCCGGCAGGCGCACGAATTGGCCGAAGCGATGCGCATCACCGTACCGCGCAAGGAAGCCACGTTGTGGCGTTCGATCCGGGTTGAACCATCCAGCCGATCGCCGTTGCGCGCGGTGGTGCGGGCCGGCGGCGACACCACCACGCACCCGGCGCCGGCCGGGCCGTATGACTACGCCTTGGCCAACGAATTCGGCACCGAAAAGATGGCGGCGCGGCCGTTCTTTTGGCCGACCTATCGGCAGAAGCGCGCCGGCATCCGCCGCGCCATCAAAGCCGAAGCGGTGGCCGCCATCAATAAATTGGTGTCGCTAAAGGGCGGACCATGACGCTTAACCGGCAAACGGCATTGGCGGTGGTGGTGTTGCTGGTGGTGGTTGCGGTGTTGGCGTTCATGTTGGGTTGGCCATGAGCCTGGCCGATCCGTCCCTTGAAATTCAGAAAGCCATCGTGGCCGCATTGAAAGCCGATGCCGGCGTGAACGCCATCGTTGCCGGCCGGATTTATGACGCGGTGCCGCAGAACGCTACCAAGCCTTACGTTTCGTTTGGCCCGTTCGATCTGTTGCCCGATGTGGGTGATTGCATTGATGGCGGTTCGGTGTTTGTCACGCTGGACGGATGGGCGGCCGGGCCGGATACGGTTGCGGTGAAGCGCCTGGGCGTGGCGGTGGCCGCCGCACTGGATGAAGCGCCGCTAACGCTGGACACACCGCAACGGCTTGTCGAAATGACAATCGAACGAACCCAATATTTGCGCGACCCGGACGGCATCACCGCGCACGCGGTCATCACCGTGCGCGCCAACTGTGAACCGATCTAAAGCGAAACCAAAGTGGCCAACGACTTTGAAGCCCGCCGCACGGCGGGTTTTTTCATGGAGTGATCAACGATGGCCAAGCCTATCACTAGCCGGTCAAGCCAATTTCTTATCAAGCTTGGCGATGGCGGTTCGCCCGAAGTGTTCACCGCGCCGTGCGGCCTGAATTCCAAGGGCATCAACTTCACAAAGGAAATGAACGATATCGCGGTGCCGGATTGCGACGACCCGGAAGCGCCGGCGTGGGCGGAACGCGCGGTCACCGTCATGTCGGCGGAAATTTCCGGCGAGGGTATCCTGTCAATGGGCGACTTGGATACCTGGATAGCGTTCAACGAAAGCACCGCATCGATCAACGTCGAAGTGCAGCTTGACGTTGACGCACCGAACGCCGCGTTGGGCGGCAAGTGGACCGGCAAATTTTTGTTGCCGGGTTTCAACGTCACCGCCGAACAGGGCAGCAAAGTCGGCGTTGCGGTGACGATGGCCAGCGATGGCGCGGTGACTTGGGTACCTAACCCGTGAGTGGTGACGGTTCGATCACGCTGCAATGGGGTGATGGCGAATATCGCTTTCGCTTGGCGATCGGGGAATTGCGCGAATTGGAAAGCTTGCGCAACGCGCCGGCGGTGGAAATTCTGCAACGCCTCATGCGCGGCGGACCCTGGACGGACGATATCATCCACACCATTCGGCTTGCTCTGATCGGTGGCGGTATGGACCCAACCAAGGCGTTGGCCAAGGTTGCCCGCTATTGCTATCCGCCGAACGTGTTGCCCAACACGCCGGCGGCGCTGTCGGTCCTGACCGCGGCGCTATTTCCGCCGGCGGATGACGACTTAAAAAAAAACCAAGCGGCGACCCCAAACCATTCCGATGGTCAACCATCATCGGAAACGCCGCGGCCATTGGATGGTCAATCGACCAACTCAACCGCGCCAGCCTTTGGGAATTCGCGGCCGCCGTTGACGGCTGGAACCGATGCCACGGCAGCGATGAAGCCGAACGGCCAAGGGGCATAACGCCGGATGAATTCGACCGCATGTTGGAACGCGATGCGCAACGCCAAGCCATCATTGAAGCGCGGAAAATAAATGGCTGATACGCCGCAACTGATTGTCGCCATTTCGGCGCGGCTGGATCAATTCGAAAAGCAATTGAAGGAAGCCGGGTTGATTGCCGAACGCGAAATTAAAAACATTGAAACCAAGACTTCGCAAATCGCGATCGGCAGCGCGATCGGTGTTGGCACCGTCAAGCTGATCGAAGCGGCGATGAAGGAAGTTGTCGAACAAATAACCAAGGCGTTCAATCAAATGATTGCGCTTGGCGATGCCGCGCGCAAAACCGGGCTTGATCTGCAAACCATTCAACGCATTGGGTTCACCACGCGATCGGCCGGCATTGGCGATGACGAAATGTTCAAGGGATTGGACACGGCGGCCGCCAAGATGGACGAAATGAACCGCCACACCACGCGGCTTTCCGAATTTCTCGATCAAAACAACATCAAGTACAAAGAACAAAACGGCCTTGTGGTTGACGTCAACAAGGGATTGGAAATTGCCGCCACGTTGATGAGCCGGGCCGGTTCGGAATTTGAGAAAATTGAAATCGCCAAAATGTTCGGCCTGACCGAACAATGGGTGAAAGTGTTGGGCGAAGGGCCGGAACATTTCCGCAAGATGAAGGACGAAGCAAAAAACATTGAACCCGAAATGCGCCGCTTGGTGCAGCACTCGGAAAAGCTAAAGCAGATGTTTATTGACGTATCCGCGGCAATGTCCGGTTGGGGGACGCGGTTGGTTGCGGAAGTGTTGCCGGCATTCGAAAAGGTTTTTGACATGTTGGCGCGCATCGCCGGCGCCATTCAGGCGGCAACGGTTGGCGGGCCATTGGCGGACTTCACCAAAAACATGGCGACTAATTTCGAAAAGGCACACCTGTTGATCAAAAAGGCGCTGGACGATGCCAACCGGTTGCCCATCGAAGTCAACAAGCGCGCATCGGGCGTTAATTGGGCGAAGCCGATCCAGGAAGGGTTTGATTGGCTGTTGCGGTTTGATGACCAGCTTTCCAAACATTTGCTGTTGATACAGGCGGAAGGCGAAGCGGTTGGCAAAACCGCTGGCGAACGGGAAGCCTTGAAGCAAACCGCATTGTTGGAGGAAGCCGCGCGGCGGCAAGGCTTGACCACCGAACAAGCGTTGACGGAGGAACGCAAAAAACAAATTCAGTTGGCCGGGCAGGCGGCGCAAAATCTGGCGGTGCAAAAGGAACTATATGGCCGCTTGGCCAGCGCATCGCGCGAATTGGGTTCGGCGCTTTCGAATGCCTTTGCCGATAGTATTTTGGAAGGCAAAAAGTTGAATGACGTGTTGCGCGATCTTAGCAAGACGTTGGCGCGATCCGCCATCAACCAAGCGTTTGGAATGTTTTTCAATCCAACGGCCGGCGGCGGGCCATCGCCATTGCTTAAACTGTTCGGCCGCCAAGCCGGCGGGCCGGTGCGTGGCGGCCAAGCCTATGTGGTAGGCGAACGCGGGCCGGAATTGTTTGTGCCGAACGCTGGCGGCATGGTGTTACCTAACAGCGTGACCAAGGGCGGCGCCGGTGGTAACACGTTTGCGCCAATCACCAATATCGATGCGCGCGGATCAACTATGAGCGAAGGCGCGGTTCGCTCCATCATTGCGGAAAACAATCGCCGCTTGGCGCGCGACATTGCGCGGGCGGCGCCGGCGCGGCAAGCGCGTTTTGCAATGTTGGGAACGTGACCGGTGTTGGAATTTCCGCATGACTTGTTGCGCGAAACCGTCACCGAACGGCCGCGCTTGGTTGGCGCGGTGCGAACCGGCGGCCGCACCGCATCCGGCGTTGTCACCGCATCGCGCGCCGATGGCGGCGGGTTGTGGGCGTATGGCTTGCAATCAATCGTCATCAATAAATCTTACTTGGTGCGGCGGTTTGAAATGTTCCTTGCGCTGTTGGCCGAAGGCGCGCGGCCAATCATCGTGCCGATCTGTAATCACAATTACGCGCCCATACCGGAGGATGATCCGGCGGCCATCGATCATATTGACGTTCCGCATTCGCCGGATGACACGCCATTTTCCGATGATGCGCTGTACCATCAACATTATTCGGTGGATGCCAACATAAGCGCGGCGGCGCCGCTCCGTGCCACCACCATAACCTTGCATGTGCTTATGTCGGGGCCATTCGTTGGCGGCGAATTGTTTTCGATCGAGCATCCGAATATGGGTTGGCGGTTTTATCGCGTGGTTGGGATTACGGAAACCGCAACGCCGGGTTATTACAGCGTGCAGATTGAACCGCCGTTGCGCGAAGCTATCAACGCCGGCACGGCGGCCGACTTCAACGAACCGCGTTGCGTGATGCAGCTCGCCGCGCCGGCATCGCTTGAATTGCAGATGCGGCGGTTCGGCCGGCCGACCCTGCAATTCATCGAAAGCTTTATGCCGTTGGCATGACACTGAACCCGGCGGAATTCATGTGGCTTGGTTCCGGCCTGCCACGGCTTGGCTTGTTCTTTCATCTGGCGTGCGATCAACCGGTGCGGCTGTGGCTTGGCGTTGGCGCGATCCGGCCTGGCGCCAACACGGTTGATGCTACCGGCGCGACCTACCGCGGCGCCGGCGAATTGTTGGATTTGCCATCGTTCTCACACTTGTTCGACGGCACTGCCGATCGGGTTGAATTCGGTTTGTCCGGCATTCCGCAAAGCGTGTTTGCCGAAATCGCGCCAAGCATTGCCGGACAACAAGCCGCGATCCAGGGCCGGCCGGTTTATGCCGGATGGGCGGCGATGGATTACGCTTGGCAATTGGTGGGGCCAATTCATTGGGAATGGTTCGGCTTTGCCGATCTGATCCGAGCCGCGCACAGCGCCGGCGGTGCCGCCACCGATCCGGGAACCGCAACGCTGACGCTATCGTGCGGCGACTGGATGACCGGGCGGCGCCGCGCCGGCTTGTCGTTCATGACCGATCCGGACCAACGCCGGCGCGCGGCCGAACTCAACCCGGCACTGGCGCCCGATCGGTTCTGTGAACGGGTTGGGCTTTATCATCAAGGCGCCGAAAAGCGATGGCCGCCGACCTAGACGCCTTGGATTTGTTTTTGGCCGATGCGCGGCAACGCCGCTGGGATTGGGCAAGCGTGAATTGTGCTTTGTGGGTTGCCGATTGGGTTGAATGCGCCACCGGCGTTGATCCGGCGGAAGGCTGGCGCGGCCGCGGCAACGATGCCGACGAATGGCGCGCGGTGATCAATGACGGCGGCGGCTTCATGCCGATCATTGGCGAAGCGATGGATGCCGACTTTGAGCGCACGCAATCGCCACAACGCGGTGACGTTGGGATTATTTCGGTGCCGGTGTCGCGATGCGACCGGATGCCGGTGGTTGGCGTGGTGGCCGGCATTTGTGCCGCGCCATCGATGATGGATGAACGGCCGGTGTTCGTTGCGCGATCGATCCGGGCGCTTTGCTTCGATCGGTTTCCGCTGGTCACGGCTTGGGAAGTGAAGTGCAAAACGATCCAATCCTGACCCCGATCTTTGTGGCCGGGATTGGCGAACTGTTGGGCGGCGGTGCGTTGATTACCGCCGGCACTGAATTGGCGGTTGGCGGTTTAACCTTCACCGTTGGCAATGTCGCCACCGTATTGGCGGCGGCCACCGTGATTGCCGGCACGGTGGCGTTGAACTACGCCTTGCAACCCGGCGCACCGAAAGCCGAACAAGGCACCATCCCGTTGCGGCAAACCATTCCGCCGCGCATCGTTGGC